GTTTTAGAGACTGGTATTTTGGGTAGTGGCGGAGCATCACCCGCACTGGCAAAGGTTGGCAACACCGCAGGTTATAAATATGCTGTTGGTGACGAGGTTTATCTTGTGCCGTTTGAAATCCCTTATGATTGGGATAACACAACGGATTTAATTTTCAAGGTGCATTTATATTCCACGAACACAACCGCCAGTCGGTTTGTGAAATTCCAGATAGACTATAACGCAACTGCCGAAGGAACTGAGAACGTCAACGCCGCTACGACCACAGCAGACACAGGCGACATTACCCTGTCCACTACTGCATACAGATTGACGGAAGCAGCCAAGACACTCGCCGCCGCTAACTTTGCCCCAGACGATGTACTTAGTTTCCTGATAAAACGGATTGCGTCTGTTGGTACTGCTCCAGCATCACCCGCAGATAATCCAGTCGTCATGAGTTTTGAAATCGAATACATATCCAACAAATTAGGAGAGTAAACATGGCTACAACACCCGTACAGAAAAACATAATCAAAGAGTTAGTATTTTTATCCAAAGTAGCAATCGCCTACAAAACGCGAGTGCGAAACGTAGTCGAGCAATACGCAAATGAAGGCGTAGCTCAACTTTTGGATGCTGATATTCAAGCCTTGCCCGGATTGGAGGGTGTCACGTCCAACGAATTACAGGCGGCAAAAGGGGCGCATGATGCAATGGCAACAGCGGCGGGTGAATATGTCGCTGGCACACCGCTGACCAAATTCGCAAAAGTTTGCGATACCACCAACGTCAATATCAATATCTTCCCGCAGTAGAAAGGATATGAAATGACACCCGAACAAGCATTGATGATCTTGAAGCAAGTAATGGCGATGAAGCCTGGCCTGAGCGTGGACGATTGCGCCGCAGTTGTGCAGGCGTGGAACGTGCTGGCTGAACTGGTGAAGCCAAAAGAACCTGAGAAGAAATGACCCATGCGTTTGACGGTGGTGCTTTTGACGATGTTGCGTTTGATGTGGGTGATGTCACAACTACGGCTGGTTTTTACTTGCCTAACATGTGGACATCCAGCGGTAAAAGACCAGAAAGTGATGACGATCTATTTCTTGCCGCTTGGTTTATGTTTATGAGGCAACCACACGATGATTGACCTGCGTCAGATAATCAAGACCGTCCCCGCTGTAAAGCCTTATCTAACTGGTAAGGCTAAGTGGCTGGCGTATGAACCCGCCGAGTACAAGACCTTTGATTACATGCTGGCGCAATTGCTGGGACTTATTCGGGGCGTGTATGGTAACAACCTCGGCGGCGATTTCATTGACATCATGGCTAATCTGATAAGCGGGCAGTTGACACAGGCTTATCAGCAGGCGTTTGAGGACGCGGGTTACACTGGCTTCTTTCTGCCCGATTACCTGCAAGCGAGCCTTGAAGAAGCGATTCTGAACCAATACGGATATGTTGACCAGTTATTCAGGGACATCATAGACGCGAGGCTGAACGGAGAGCCAGTTGAACCGCTGTTGGCAAGGGCGCAGTTATGGGCGCAGAGATGGACGGAAGGGTACAATGAGGCCACTCGATTGATTACGACAGAAGAAGGCGGCAACCTTGAATGGGTACTTGGGGCAACTGAACAGCATTGCTCAACTTGCTCAGGGTTGAATGGCAAGGTAATGTCGTCAAAGGAATGGGACTTGATCGGCATCAAGCCGCAGAATGCGCCAAACTCTGCGCTTGAATGTGGAGGTTGGAGATGCGACTGTTCACTGGTTCCAACAGATAAACGAAGAAGTCCTGGGGCTTATGGCAGGATTGAGGAGATGCAGCTATCATTAGCATAAAGGTACGCGGCGCAACAGAACTGGCTGCAAAGCTCCAGTCCGTCCCGCATGGGTCCAGAGGTGCGGCAACTGAAGCCGCTGCGAAAGTTATCATGGGCAACGAAAAGACGGGCTTGAAGCATTATCCCAAAGTACCCGCTGGCTCGACCTATGTACGCACCTTTAACCTGCGTTTCGGCTGGGTTGCAAGTAAATGGGGTGATGGTACAAGTATCAGGATAAACAACAAAGTACCCTACGCCCCGTTTGTGCAGGGCGATGGATCTCAGGCTTGGTTTCATGCCGTGAATGGTTGGAAAACTGTCTCTCAGGTATTGGCGAGTAACAAGGCAGCTATAAACATAGCGATACAACAGGCCGTCAATCGTTTCCTGCGATCCAAAGGGTTGTTATAAATTAAATCTTAAAGTATAATGCGGTAATAGAAAGGAGCAACATTGATTGCATTAGTTACCGGGGGAACACGAGGCATAGGCCTCGCAATAGTACAAGCATTAAAACAGGCAGGTTACAAAGTCGCAGTAGTGGCTCAGTCTTACGCTGAACCAGACTGCGATTTATACATTCGACACGACCTCTCAACAGGCGCGGCGGGCGTAGTTCGGTACGTGGACAGCGTACTGGGCGGAGTTGACGTATTAGTGAACAACGCGGGGGCGCAGGTATATTACAACGCCAAAGAATACAGCTTGAGCAAGTTCAGAAACCAGCAGGAGTTGATGGTTACGTCAGCCTTTGAGTTGTCTCAGGACTTCGCAAAGTACACAGAGGCGGGGCATATCGTGAATATCTTATCAACCGCGTCCTTTCAGGGGTCGCGGAACGTGGCGGGATACATCACAGCTAAACACGCCTTGCTTGGATTGACCCGCGCACTTGCTGTTGAGTTTGCCCCGCGCATTCATGTCAACGCGGTTGCGCCAGGCTTGATCGAGACTGACATGACCTCTGATATTACAGACGAAAGGAAGGCACTATTGAACAGCATTACCCCAGTAGGACGGTTCGGGCAACCCGAAGAAGTAGCGGAAGCAGTGATGTATCTCGTGAACAGTACCTTTGTTTATGGATCGGTGCTGACAGTGGATGGCGGCTGGCGGTGCAAGAATGGCTGAGATAATCCAAGCCAAAGACCTACGGGGTGAACGGCGTGAGCGATTGGTAGACGCTGTACCATTACCCGCGCCGTGGACCATGTTTATCGAGCCGACAAACGCATGTAACTTTCGCTGTACCTACTGCCCCACTGGTGACACGGATTTACTAAAGAAGGTGGGGCGTAAGAACAAGATGATGACGTGGGAAACCTTTGTAAACGTAGTAGAGGACATGAAAGCGTTCCCGCAAAAGCTGAAGATGGTCAACATGTACAAGGATGGTGAAAGCCTGTTGCATCCCCGCTTTACAGACATGGTGCGCTACTTACGGGATGCGGACGTAACTGAGAAGATATGGGTCAAGACGAATGGATCACTACTCAACCCAGAATACAATGAGCGACTGGTAAACTGCGGGCTGGACATGATAGGCATCAGCGTTCAGCACGTACACGCGCAGGGGTTCTGGGATATAGCAAAAGCGAAGGTGGATTATGAACAGTACAAGGCCAACATATTGGATTTATATACCAGGCGCGGTAATGTCGGTATATCCGTCAAAATTGCCGACGTTGGGTTATCTGAAGAAGATAAGCAAAAATTTATTGATGACTTCAGTGACCGTTGCGACTTCATTGCTATAGAAGGGTTGCATGGATGGTCTACGTCAGAAATGAAAGACTGGAAGCTAGGCACAAACCAGAGCTTTGACGGCACGCCCCGCAAGGTAAAGAAGGCCTGTCCGCTCGTGATGTACATGCTGACCGTGAACAGTAACGGTACTATCTCAATTTGCAATGACGACTGGGCGCAGTTGCACAAGATAGGGGACATCAAAGACGAGAGCCTGATGCAGATATGGCACGGCCAGAAGCTGCGTGACTTCCGCCTGATGCACCTTGAAGGGCGCAAGCACGAGAACGCGGCTTGTAAGAACTGCGATTATATGCAGGCGTTACCAGACAGTATTGATGGCGACCTGACAAGGATGATACAGAAGATATGAGAGACTGCCCGATTTGCCCCAGTGAAAGCAGGACGAAAGTATTTGACATGAAGTACGCTATACCCGAAGGCTGGCCGCTCCCCCTCGTGATTGATTGGTACGAGTGTGATGGGTGCGGGATGGTGTACGGTGACGGTGACTTTAATCAGGAGTTGTTTGCTGATTACTATAAAAACTATTACGGCTACGGCGTGAACGGCCCCGACAGTAAACGGCAACTGACGAAGGATGCAGACTGGATCGCAGCACATTTCAGCACCTCCGCTCGCATTGTTGACTTTGGCGGGGGTGGAGATGACGGGTCAAGTTTACTTGTGGATAAGCTGAAGGTGTGGGGCTTTGCTGAATCGCACTGTGTAAACGTAGGCGATGAGATGCTGGCAGAGTGTGATGTGGTATACGCCTCGCATGTGTTGGAGCATATCTACGATTTGCCGCAGACAATGGACGTGCTGACCGCTTCGCTCAAACCAGATGGGTTGTTCATCGTGGACGTACCTGATTCGATTGGGTTATTGCTTCATTGGCGCAAGCCTATTCTTGACTTCAACACGAAGCACCTGAACCACTTCACTTACCGCACCATGACAGCCATGTTCCACAGATACGGCTTCGAGTTAGTAGATCACAACGAGTATCTGAGAGATGGCGGCACTTGCGTTCAGTACCACTTCAAGCGGTTACGACTGGCACAGGACTCGCACAAGCATATACTGAACAACACCTATGAGACACTAAAGAAGCTGGATCAAATCGGTGAACCCGTGAATGTGTGGGGCTTGAATGACCGTGCCTGGCACATCCTACGCTCCTGTAATTTGGAAGTGATTGACTTTATTGACAACGACCCCGCTTATCGAGGTAGAACGTATCAAGGAAAGGAAGTACAAGAGAAACCGCGCAACGATGCGCCGATTGTTATCATAGCGCAGGGGCAGGGCGGGCGGCTCATTCATAACATTGTCAAGGCTGGTTGGCGTAACAGGATCATTGAGATATGAGAGCCGCCGACTGGGTGTTTGAGTATCTAAAGCAGGAAGTGGACACAGTTTTCTATCTGCCTGGCGGCGGTTGCGCCCCGCTCGTGGATGCGCTCGGCCAGTCAGGGCTAAAGGCTGTTTGTTGTCTACATGAACAGGGAGCAGGCTTCGCAGCTGTGGGATACGCACAGCATAAGGGGCTTGGTGTGTGTCTTGTCACTTCGGGTCCAGGTGCTACAAACGCAATGACCCCATGCCTTGCCGCTTGGGTTGATTCTATCCCTGTCTTATTTATCAGCGGACAGGTGATGACGAAATGGATCGCGCCTACTGGGATGCGCTCACGCGGAACGCAGGAAGGGCCAACGATTGCAATGGTCAAGCCCATCACTAAAGGCGCGGAGTTGATACGCGGCGTGAAGGGGTTAAAGTACTGGCTGCCTGAACTTATCAAGGTGGCGCAGAGCTTGAGACAGGGGCCGGTATGGTTGGATATTCCTATGGAAGTGCAAAGTGATGAACTATAAACCTGTAATTCTTTTGGGTAACGGAGTTCGAGGCAATCAAAAGCTGGTTGACTATCTGACCACAAAGAACATCCCCATGCTTACAACGTGGATGGCGGCTGACCTGATACCAGAGGATCACCCGTCTTTTTGTGGGCGGCCTGGTATCTTCGGTCAACGTGCAGCGAATATCATCCAGCAGAAGGCAACAAACTTCTATGCGATCGGCGCACGACTGGACGGTGAACAGGTAGCTTATGCCTATGACCGCTTTTGTCCTAATGCAGTTCAAAAGATGGTGTTTGACTGCGACAAAGCGGAGTTGGAAAAGTTTGACAAGACTTGGGATAAATCCCCTGCTAATACATCTGATGTTGAGGTGCTTGACTTCAAGGCTGCCGACCCTGAGTGGCTGGCATGGTGCAAGGCACTATATAACCGCTTTAGACCTGAACTGGACGGTGAGGACGGCGGCAAGTTTGTCAATCCGTTTGCGTTCCTGACCCTGCTCCACGAACACAGCAAGAATGATGATGTGTTTGCAATCGGCTCATCTGGTAATGCGCCGTGTACCTTTTACCAGTCGTATAAGGTAAAGGAAGGACAGCGGATTTCCAATGTATCTACCATCGGCTCGATGGGCGCGGATATTCCCATGGCTCTTGGCGCTGCGCTGGCAACAGGACGGCGCACAATCTGTGTGACTGGTGACGGTGGCTTTCAGATGAACACGCAGGAGTTGGAAACTATCAGGCGTTTATATCTCCCCATCACATTCTTTGTGATGAACAATGGCGGGTATAACTCTATTCGAGTTGGACAGCTCGCAAGGTTCGGGCGCGTGACTGGTGCGAATGTGGCAACAGGGCTGACACTGCCTATGTTGGAAGATACGGCGGAGCTTTACCGCTTCATGTACAAGAAGCTGGAAGGAAAGAATTTGGATGAGTTTGGCAAATGCTTTACGGAAGGTCCAACGATTGTTGAGGTAATGGTTGACCCAGAATGGCAGGAGTTACCGAGGGTAATGGCTTCGGGTCAAGGTAAGGATTTACGCACAGACGATATGCAGGACATGACCCCGAAGATTGATGGCTTAGCCGAGTTGATGGCATGTTAGTTCCCATCTCAGGCCAAGTCACTGGACAGCCCGAAACCGATAACGTCATGCGCGTCATGGCGACCAACCACTTCGGCGGCGGTGTATGGACGCATGAGTTTGAGAAGCGTTTTAATCAGTTCGTTGGTGCGCGGTTCGGTATCATGTGCAACAGCGGATCGAGCGCGAATCTGCTGGCGCTGGCCGCGCTTGAACTGCCAAAAGGGAGCGAGGTAATCACATCAGCGGTGAACTTCCCCACCACCATCAACGCTATCATTCAGTTAGGATTAGTTCCCGTGTTCGTGGACGCAGACCCAAAGACGCTGAACGCACATAATTACTATGAGGCATTTGGTAGCAAGACAGGCGCGGTGGTACTGGCACACACGCTCGGAAACCCTGCGGACCTGTGGAATATCGCCCATCCTATCATTGAGGATTGTTGTGATGCTTTAGGCAGTACTATCAACGGGCAGATGGTAGGCAGGCGAGGTGTTATGGCTACCACGTCCTTTTACCCAGCCCATCACATTACAACAGGCGAGGGCGGGATGGTAACGACTGACGACCCGAAGCTGAAGAAGATAATAGAGAGTTATCGGGATTGGGGGCGAGATTGTTGGTGCGGTCCCGGAAAAGATAACACTTGCGGGCGGAGGCATGATGGCGACTACGATCACAAATATACCTATTCTCGAATTGGTTACAACCTCAAGGCGACTGATTTACAGGCTGCCGTTGGTGTGGCGCAGATGGATAGGATCGAGGGCTTTGTCAAAAAGCGCATTGAAAACTGGACATATCTCAGGGATAACCTTGAAGGGCTGCCGATTGAATTTGTGGAACCGACCCCAAATAGTAGACCCTCTTGGTTCGGCTTTGCTTTCCTTACTGCCGAAAGAAATAAACTTGCTCGATATTTGGACGATAAAGGAATAGGCAACCGTCCAATCATGGGAGGGAATTTGCTTAGACAGCCCGCGTATAAAGATATAAAGCACAGGGT